TTCTAGTTCTGCTGCTTGTTTTGTTTTGAAGATGTTACCTTGACTAAAAAAACTATAATCAGCCTCTATGTCCCTCCAAGAATCTGAAAAAACGTCTCCACTCGATTGGATACAATAGTGGTTATCCCCATACTTATACGGGCATTTCATTTCCCATGAATCTTCCTTCTCCTCAGGAATTTCAATATCAGGTAATATTTTTGCTAATTCATTAGCTAAATTAGAAAAGAACGCTCTGAAAGAATCTGCTGTTTTTACTAACTCTTCCAACGAATTTACGTCTTGTTTTTTATCTTCCATCGTTATCCTCCTTAGTATCTGTAATCATCAGGGCATAACCTCTCTGGCCATTCAATCATGCTTGGATTTTCCTTCAATTGCTCGCTTAATTTAATCGCGTTTTCTACCGCCTTCAACGATGCTTCAAATCCAAGTAAGAAAGCGAATCGTTCATCATAGCTCATTTCTTCGAGTTTCCCATAATTGATATCTTTCTGGAATTGCTTCAGCGCTCGGTCATACATCGACATGTCTTTGTACTTGCAATGAGCCACAATCAAGTAGTGAACATCATCTTTTAATTTTTCAAATTCATCTTTATTAGCCAATTGCCTTCACCGCCTTTTCTAGATTCACTAAATTCTCTACAATACGATCTCGAATATGAGCTGCAACTGAATACGGGTCTTTCATAAATTTAATCAACGTGTTCGCATTCACTTTTAACGCTTTGGAAGCAGCTAACATCTTTTCGCTTGAATCTTCAATCATTCCATGGATGTAAGTAATAGCTTCACCGTAATTCTCACCCATGTATTTAAAAGCCGTCTTGCTAATTCGTTCTTGGTACGGGTCTTTAACGATAGTCCCTTCGATAGAATGTTCTTTGATAAACTCTAAAACTTCATTTGGCGTTTTAAAATGCATCGCTTTTTTTATGTCAGTTGTAAATTTATGCGTATATCGTGGATGATTCTTCGCAAGATAACCCATCATACTCGAGTAGTCATTGATATGTTGGAAGTACCATTGTGGATATTTAGCATCTCTAATGACATACATTTTTATCTTCTTCATGAGCATCGCTCCTTTACTATTTTTTCTTAAAAATTACCCAAGGTTACATGGTTACACGTATTTTTCAAAAACATTAAAATAAAAACATAAGAATGTTGATTTAATAGGCTTTTATACTTACAATATACTTTTTCTAAAAAAAACATGTAAACATGTAACTTTTTATATAAAAAGTATCTATAAACATTGTTAAATCAACGTTTTTAAGGGTTACACGTAGCGAAAAAAACGTGTAACCTACGTGTAACTACATGTGGTAAAAGGTTACACGTAGACACCGATTTTACCCAAAGGTTACACCATACGTGTAACCTTTTTTTAAGGTAAAATTCTTTTATAACCTCTTGTTGTTTTTCCGTTAACTTTGTACGATTGTTTTTTCCAATCGAGTAAATTATCCATAATAAAACTAATCTTCCGAGACAGTTTCTGGTCGTTCGATTCTTTATGGAACAAATTAAACATAATCTCTCGAGTAGCCACTCGATTCATCGTCTGTCCGCCTGAATGCCAGTCAGGGCTGTTTGCAAAATATTTTGTTGTATAAAGATACTGATCAGTTGTTGTTCTACTTTCCCAATCCTTAGGAACGGGCATTTCCAAGTATTGAAGAATCTGAAGTTCAATCTCGTCTCTGAACATGAATTGCTCACGATATTCAACTAATTCCGCTTCTGTTTCTTCATCAAACATCAAATCCACGCCGCTTTTATAAAGGGTGACGGCTTCACCCCAAATTTGTTTCACGACTTCATCCGTTATCTTCATAGGATGTTTTTTCTGTTTGTCATTACTTGCTAGTACAGGTAAGAACCTGCGTTCACCTGTCTTATCCTTGAGGTATTCAACGTGATTGCTTGTTCGTGCTAGAACGAAATTCTTTGCAAATTCCTGCGTTCTGCGCATGTACGGTTTTCTGAATCGTAAGCTTGTTTTTGAGATGAATGATTTCGTTTCTGCAAAACTCATGCGATCACTAGCGACCATTTCGTCATCATTCACTATCAAATGTTTTAGCATGATGTCGTAATTGTCTTTGTTTGCAAAGTCAGTTACCGCATCCGTGTACCAATGCCCACCTAGCTTTTGTAAGAACGAGGTCTTACCAACACCCTGCCCACCTACCAAGTCCAGAACGTAGTCAAATTTGACGTAAGGTTCATATACTTTAGCAACAGCGCCTACCATCCACATTTCAGCGATTTTAGACACCAACAGGTCTTGATTCGCACCGAGATAGACTTGCAGCATTCGTCCAATTCGTTTTTGCCCATCCCAGCCTTTCTCAGCTTCTTCCATATACTCTTTTACCGGGTTGTAGGACCGTTCAGATAAGAAGGTTTCCATGCCATCTATCATCGCTTGAGATGTAAATGCTGCACCAGTGACATTCTCAAAATACACTTTGACTACCGATTCAAAATTCGAAGGCAGCTCTCCTTTTTTAAGGAGCGTGTTTCCAAGTTGGATGTCTCTTGTTAATTCATGCTCTTGAGAGAATTCGTTATGCTTCAGATAGAGATTTAGCTGATCATCAGCTCGAAATGCGTTTAATACATTTACTGGACTGTTCGTTTTTAAAGTTCCATTGCTATTTTTTATCGGTTCATAATCCTTATAAAAACTCACTACTTCGCCAATCACAATCACCTCCTATCTTTGTTAATCATACTTACTACTGTTCTTTCTAATTCTTGCATCGATAGTGGATTCGGAGTATTGCCATTGGCTATCTTAGCCAAAGACAACACATCCATCTCGTCCACTCCTCGCCATAATAATCCGCCCACAAATTTAGCAAGCTTATCATTACGATTCCCTTCATCGCCTAATCCATTAGCAATGATTTCAAATAGTTCTGTCGTTTTAGTCTTTCCAGATGTTCTGCTTTTACTAACCCACGACCTTAAACCGTCACTGTAATCAAATTCACGTCCGTTGGTGTTTTTGTATTGTTTAATGATTGCTTCAATTAAGGCCCTGGAGGGAGTAATCATTGTTCCTTTTTCGGGAGATTTTTCCATGTCCCACTCATATTGCCCTTTGTCAGTAGCGGAAGGAGCAACCAGCACATAATTGTTCTCATGCGCTTTGATATCCACTCCTGGAAGGAATCCAATCATTTGACTGATGTGGATATCATCACGCTTGAAATAGAATAGGTGCTTGCCTCCTGATGCCGTTTTTGCTTGAAGCGTGGGTTCGATTAGGTTTAAATGTTCCCATTTCTTCAATGAATCAAATCCACTGGTTTGTCCGTGCTTGTCAATGTCAATCACGAAGAAATTTGTAGTTCTTAGCGCGATGTTCGCATTCGGATATTGATTCCAAACTTCGTTAATTCCATCAGCATCAAGAGGTGGTTTATCCGCAAATTCAATTAATGGTCTTTTAGTTGTAGGACTAATCGGGATGACCGAGAACCCTTTCTGCTGATATAGCAGCGCATATTCTTTCATCGAGTGCATGAGATCACCTTATTTTAGAATGGCAAATCCGAATCATCCACATCGATTGTATTCATCGCATTTTCAGCATTTTCTTCAATGTCATAGTTGCGATAAACTTTGTCTTCTTTTCCTTTTGTTTCTAGAATTTTTAACGTGAAGTAAGAACCAACTGCTTTACGTTCTAATGCATCGGCTAATGCTCTTCCGTCTTCAAAGTCGTTCTTCATAACTTTGTCTCCAGCTAATTCAATTGCCTTTGTAAAGAATTTGATTGTTCGTTCTACTGACCAAGAAAGGTCTTTGCCATTCCATTCAGATAATGTTCCAAAAGATACATATTCAGTACGTCCGTTAAATTCTCCTTCACGTACTTCAAACGTGAATCCTAAACTTTCCCATCCGCTCGGTGCAATGTTAAATTGTGCTCGTTTTAAAACGACTGTGTAGTCACCGGCTGGTAATGCTGCAGGTCCATTTACACTATCTTTGCGAGGGTCAAATCCATCTTCTTTAATTTTCTTTGCAATACTTAATAAACTCATTTTTCATTTCTCCTTTAGTTTTAAAATAATTCATCTTCGTTATTAGAAACTTCAACTGTTTCTTGTTTTGTTGGTTTAGCAGTTTGTTTTGCTGTTGCTTGTTGTTTACGAGGTGGTTCAACGGCACCCATAATAGTTGTTAAGATTTTCAAAATTGGTTTGTCATCCACTTGGTCTGCGTGATAAGTCTTACGTTTTCTTTCAACTTCACGGATGTAGTTATTCCCAATCTTTTCTGTATGGATCATCAAATCCGAATTTCCGTTGATAAGGTTCACGTACTTATCTTTCAAGCTTGGTTTGTCCTTGGTCGCATTCCCGTTATCATCATATTCAGAGATTTG